TGTATCTGTCAAGGTGTCGAACACGAATTCGCCAACCTTTTCGTCGTCATAGATTATTTTTCTTATTTTTTCAAAACATTGCTTTTGGATTTCTTTCAATTTATTGTGGTCAATAATGTTCGCATTCTTTGGAATTGCGATTTCAAGCATTTGTTGACCGTAAGAATTAGCAACATCTTTTCGAAGTGCGGTGTATGTTCCGTTTCCGTATCCACCACGCCCGCAAAATAATTTACCATATTTGAATTGATTTGACAAGGTCTTTGCTGGAATTCCGTCATAATCACGAATTCCACGATAAACGAATATGTAATCGTCTTTGCTTAAATTGTCAAACTTTTCGGCGCTGACAACCTTTGGTTTGCCGGCATATCCTTTTTGCTTGAATTGATCAAACAAAACTTCGTCGTTCTTCCATTCCCTACGACAATAATCGCCGTATGTTCCGGATTTAAACTTGTTTAATATTTCGTCGTTGTTGATAAACTTATCAAAATCGAACGGTTGCGGTTTAACTTCCGCCACCTTTGGTTGTGGCTCATGCTTATATTGTTGCACGGTCTTTCGGTATAGCGCGCTATTCGCACGCGCACCGCGTCTAAATCCACCAAGCGAAGAATATGGCATGTCGTCGCCTAATTGCTTTTTAAAGCGATTAAATTCGTTGTATTCATGGCGCCATTGCTTCATAAGTGATTGATTGCGATTATAATGCTTGAATATAACATCGTTCTTGCTTAACTTTTCAAAATGATTGCTATTATCAATTATTTGCTTCAATCCGCTTTCTGTTTGCAACGCTTCCACAAATGGAATAAATTCATGACGACAATTCGGGTGCATGATGTTATATCCGCGTTGAAGCGCCGTATCATATAACGACGGAAATCGTTTATCATTTCCGGATATGCTATAAACTTTGCCCTCATACTTCTTACAGTAAGGACAACAACCGGCCATTGTCGTGCAACGCACTAAATCGATGTTTAGTTTGCGACACCTATCGAACGATCCGGTGTTTGACGACTCAATGCGTGAAGTGCGCGCCAACATCTGTGCGTAAGCGTCTAACGGCATTTGCGTTCCGTTTGAATATCTAACCGTCATGCTTGCGTTTTCCTTTTGCAGTGTGTCTTGGATTATATCCTTAACCATTCCAACGGTTGCGCCATATTTGTTGCGTTCCGCTTGCCTTATAGCGTCGTTTATAATAGATCTTGCGTGTTCGGTGGCGGATTGGACCTTTGAAGACAATTCAATATAACTATTAAATATAACATCTTCGCTTTGGTGTAATCCGCGATCACTTCGCCCGTTAATCTTTTTGACGCCCTCATTGTAAGCGTCCGGCAAATCTTTTTCCGCCCACTTCTTGGCTTCTTGTGTTAAACTTAAACTTACTTTGTCAAGTCGCTTGTCTAATTTAACTTTTAGTTCTTGCACGGATCCGGCGCTTGTGGTTAATAAAACGGTCTTTACAGTTTGGTTTGCTTGTTTGAACGCGTCCATTAAAGCGTCTAATTGTTTACTATCCGCGTTTAACATGCGCTATTCTTCCTTGTCTTTATCGTTTTTAGCGTCTTTTTCGTCTTTGTTGACATCTTCTTCGTCTTTGTCCGTTTCGCCGTTATTTGACGCGTTTTCGTCGTCTTTTCCGCCACCAAACAAACCATTTCTTCCGGCGCCAAATTGTTCCATGAATGCGTCGGCACTTTCTTGACGCGCTTTTTCAACTTCAGCGTCCGCTTCTTCTTCGCTTAATCCAAAGTATTCGATTAAAACACTACGCAATGAAACACCAAGATTTTTCTTCTTTTGTGCCATGTCTAGCGTTTGATTTTCGGTTGCCGGAACACCGTCATTGAATATAATGCTTATGTCTTCTTCTTTGGTTTCCTTATCGTCGATTAGATATGCGATAAGTTGTTTTAATGGCGCTTCGAAGCGTGTGCACATACGGCGCGCTTTAAGTTTTGGATTTATCATTTTAACTTCTAGCGCTTCATACCCTTGCGAGCTATTGATGTCGTCATGGTTTAATACCGTTCCCATTTCACTTAAAGAATACAATTCACTTTTTAATTGTTTAATTCTTTCTTCGTTTGAAGATAGGTTTCCGTCCCATGTGATATAAATCGGCGCTTGCTCGCCCGCCTTAACAACAAAGTTTCGTCCACCGGTCTTTAATACCCAACGATCGCCCTTTCGCACAAATGCGCTATCCGGTGCGCTTAATCTTGGCGCACTATTTTGATCCAATATGAAAGACGCTAACGACTCACGGATTGCAATTTCCGCCACCGTTGCCGTAATCCTTTCATAATTAGATGTTCCGTAAACGCTTCGTGATGTTGTTATGCTTGGAATGTGGATAACTAATTGCGAATATGTTGCCGTTTCGATCTTGGTATCCAAAAGACGGCCAATCATATACACTTCATAATTCAAAAAGGTTTCGCCCGTGATTTGATCTGTGTATTCCTTGATTTTCATTCGCTTAATCGAATATTTGCGATATTCAACCGAAAATGTCCCGCGATTTTGGATCTTGGCGTGCAATTCGTATTTGTTTCGACTTGGATTGTTAGCGTCTTGATGTGTGCAAACGATCCACGCCAACACATCTGTCTTAACTTCTTTTATATTTTCCGGATTGACAACCGGAAACCACATGCTAGGATCTTGCGAAACAAAGTTTCTTCTTGAATTGCTATCGATATACGGTCTAACGATACAATCGCCCAACGAGTCGTTATCGAATACCATTTCGTTCAGCTTTGTGAAGAAATCCGTATATTGAAGTGCTTCGTCCACTTTGTTTTGTTTCTTTTCGTATTTGATGTTTGGTTTGTCGCCAATCATTAAATCCGCCGTCTTAATTGTGGATAATTGCCAATAGTTTGGACAATAGTTAAACCAACCGCTTAACCAATTATCGTCATTTAAACTTGTGATAATCTTTTTTAATCTATCTTCGTAAGGTTTAAGCACTAATGACGGACGATCTTCGAAAAGATTTGAATTGTCCGCGTATCCCTTTAATCGCGGTATTTCGCTAACCGGTGGAAAATACTTTGCTTCTTCTAACCAATCTAAATTGTATAACATTATTCCTCCTAATAATTTAACATTCCGCTAAAATGTGCGATATTTGTTGCAAGACTCAATCCCAATGCGTCCGCCCTATCCGGCGAACACGCGTCGCGCTTCTTCATGTCTTGCTTGCGCTCTAATTTGATTTTTCCGTCTTCGTTGACGGTATATTTACGATTAGTCAACTGCATTATTGTTTCTGCGTCGTCTTCGATAAATAACTTATTTGCCATAAGCAATCGTTTGATGTTACCCCATATCAAACCCGTATTGTTGCTATATTCGATCGGCTCTTCGTTTAATGTTCCGCCCGTGCCACCGAATGTTTGCGGTATAACATAATAATTAAGGTCGCCATGATCTGCGTCTAATTCGTCCACTACGCCGGCACCTACGCCCGTTTCGTCAACATTCACATTGACGCATTTGTTTTCAAAGCGTTTGTTTAATATACGGATAAGTGCTTTTGTTTCGCCGGTTAATTCGACCGTTGTGTTGTGGTGTATGATTTTATGTATCTTGCTAACATAGAAACCCGCTTTATATTGTTTTGTTATCCAAATAACACTTTCGTCGTCGCCAAATCGTGCGACATCGACGCCGACATGCAATTCCTTAACTTCTTCGTCCGCCACCGCGTCGTGTTCGTCATATCCGGCGATAGCGCGTTCTACTAGATCCAACGGAATATATGTGTCAGCTTGCGCCTTTGGAAATTCGCCCAATACACGCACACGGTATGGATCACTATCCTTGCCGTATAAACTTATAATGGAGTCGATGTATTCTTGCGACACACGGCTACTATTTTCCGCGTTTAGTGTAATACATTTGAATTGCGCGCGGTTTCGTGTGAATGCGTCATGAAAAAAGCCAATCAATCGCGTTGGATTGCCGACAATGATAATCTTTGTATCGTCGCCGGTCAATGCGCCTAGAATTGGCTCAAATATCGCGTCATTGATACCGCTTGCTTCGTCTAGCACAAATAACAAACTTTCACTGTGGAAACCTTGCATTGCGTCCGGTTTGGTGGCGGTGCGCGCTACTGCAAACCATTTTTCTTCTTGGCCTTTAAGCGCTACGCGTTCAACGGTCCATTCGAAGAATTGTTGTAATACCGGACTTCGACTTAACCATTTGCTTATTTCCGCCCATAGAATATC